GCACCAATTGCACTATTAGCACGGTTTGTGGTATAGTATAGGTTAGCACCTTCTGTTAGATCTGTTGTGCTCTTACCTGCTAACCAAGTGTTTGCACGTGCAGTTGTGTAATATAGATTTGCACCTTCTGCTAGATCAGTGGTGCTGGTAGGAATTGGATAATATGTTGTGCCATTGTTGGTAAATTCCCAACGTGTGGCTTGTTCATTCCATTTTAGACTTGTGCTAGTTGCAGTTGGTCTATTGGAAATGATTTCAACATTTGAATTTGTTGCAGCATTTGCGTTTAAGACAATGATCTGATCACGCACATACAAGTCAGTAACGTTTTGAACATTGATGTTGCCTGTGGCGTTGATGTTGCCGTTGACTGTTAGGTTGCCACCAACTGTCAGTGGTTGTGTGGCAATGTATGCAACAACCTGTGCATTGGTTAGTGTGGTTACACCAGTTAGCAAACTACCATTACCAAGGAAATAGCTACCACTAACGTTACCGCTGGCAGTGATGCCCACAGCACTAACATTTGCGTTGGCAATAATGTTTTGACCAGTAATGTTACTGTTACTGATTATGTTACCTTGGCTGAAAATTCTAGTTGACATTGCAGTGTTATTGAATGCGCCAACCAACAAGTTACCATCAATTTGAACTTGAGATACTGTTGTGTTTGCAAACACTGCTAATGGTTCAACATAACCACCTGCACCAAATCCACTATTACGGACTGTAAAACTGATATTTGATGTATCTTCATCTTGTGTGAATAGGCTGTTACCACTTACATAAAGTGCTTTACCTTGTGTTACACTATCAGCATAAATTGCTGCGGCATAACCTAACGCATTTGCAATAATGCCTTCATTGGGACTAATACCACTGTCTACAGTTAGATATCTTGTTACAATGTTTCCATTTGCTGGCAATGAGAATACGCCAGTTGTGCTATTGAAGTTTAGTGGTGCTGTTGCAGACAATGCTGATGTTAAATCAGTTGTTGTAGGACCTGTGTAGGTGAATACACCATTTGCACTATCATAACCAAATGAACCTAAGCCGCCAGCATCTACTGCACTGATGTTGCCTCTAACACGTGCAGGTGTAAAATATAAGTTTGTTCCTTCAGGTAAATTAGTAGTGTTTACCGCAGCACCAGAGGTGCTGAAATAGATATTGTTGGTGCCTTGTGGCCAGTTATCAGATGTCTTGCCTGAAAACAGTGCAACAGTATCTAGTGCAATTGTGCCATTGCTTTTATAAAAATTAATTGGTGAAGTATTGCTTAGTGAATTCCAAATATCGGTGTCTACAGCACCAGTATAAGTGAATACACCAGTTACACTGTCATAGGTAAAGCTGCCATAGCCACCTGCATCATTTGCACTAACATAACTACGAACTTCTTCTGGGCTAACACCTGCACTTTCACTAACAATAACGTTAGTTACTGGTGCAGTAACGTTAATGGTGCTTAATGTAGTGGTTACATTGAACTTTTGACCACCATCACTGTCTGTTACAGTGATATTACTTAGAGTTGTGCTTACATTCAGCGCGGTTTCGGTTACGCTGACCGTTACATTTGCCATTAGCCGGCCCTCCTTAGACTACTAGTGTTTGGAAGCCGCCTTGTGCAGCAGTTTCTTTAGTTGGATCGCCGGGTTTTACACCAGGTTCCCAGCGTTCTAGCACTAGGTAACGGTGTGCATCCTTAACTGCGGTATTTGCACTACCTTGATTCCATTGGAATGTTACGCAGGTTGCTGCAACTTTGGCTCTAGCATTAGGAATAATGTTTCCTGTGTAGCGGTTTTCAGGAATGGTAAAGTTAATAACACCAGTTGATGCTGAACTTGTGTCAATATAAGCATTTGCCACAGTGCCAACGTTGGCAAAATAGCCAAGAATGGTGCTGTCTGTGAAGTTGGGATCTCCGGTTACACGATCATATGTTACGCTATCAATAACAATTGTTTGATAGTCGGCACTAAATTGGTATGTGCTTACGTTTGCGCCACCAAAATTGTAAGTGTATTTGCGCTGCATGCGCGGGAACATTTCAATTACAATGGTGTCTGGCCCCCCAATGTAGTCTTTGAAGTCCAATAGTCTATTACTCATATGATCGTCTCCTGAAGGAACTTCCCAGTAGCTGAGGCTTACTGGGCGTATAGTGTATTTATAGTTTTTTTACAAAACCAGTGCATTTAACCTATGTATTGGTGCCAACTGTGATCTCACCCTCAAAAGGATTTTCTGCTGGAGGGTTGACATAAACTGATGTTTCTACATCTGCAAGAACACGCTGTGTTCTTTCTACAGTAGATTGATCATTATTTGTTACATTTTCTTCTTCAGTCATGTTTTCTCCTTAAGTTGGCTTTACAGGCCATGGAATATCATCAATGGCTGTAATTCCTGCTACATTGTCTGGCAAGTCACGCAATGCTTGACGGTAAGCAGTCCATTCACTGCGTTTTTCTGCTGTCATGGGCACATCCGGATTCTGTGTCCAATCACTGGCAGCTAATAAATGACTGCGCATCAATCTAACATGTCCAGGAATGTCTGGCACATGTGGTCTTGTTTCAATTTCCTGTGTATCTAAATTTACAAACTTGTCTGTGATTGTGCCAGGTAATTTACCTGTGGTAGCATGCACACGCCAATTGGGATGACGTGCTAAATTCAATGCTAAATGGTTATCACTGAAATATTTGTTGTGTAATACACTGCCTGACTCTGCATCATAGATAATTCTAATCATTCATATCTCCATATCATGGTTCAATTGATTTAGTAATCTTGAACATTCCATAACTTGAATTAAAGAAAGTTCTAGGTGTGCTTGTATTAGCAAGATTGCTGTAACCATCAATCCAAAGGTTAGCCTCAACTGGATACATGTCACTGGCAACATTATTTGCGCCGGGCAATCCTGATACCATTACAATTGCAGGATCTAAACTGATTGTTGTGGTATCACGTATCTGTGTTAATTTACTGTTTACAGTAGTTGTAGTGTTGCTGGTATTAAACAATACGTTGGCTGTGGCTGCACCATTTGAGAACATGATATTAGCACGTGCAGCAATACCAATGTTATAACTGGTGTTAGCTGCATAGTCTCCGGTTGGAATACCTTCTGCATCTAATCTATAAAATTGACCTACATAATCAGTGCCGGTTAAATTATATACTGTGCTTTCAACAACAGGTGCAAATGTAGTGCTGCTGGGTAATGGATTAGGACTTACAAGTCCACTTTCATCCACCTGTGTGCCAGCACTAAATTGACTTAGTTGACCTCTGTCAACAAAGTTAAAACTATCAGCAAACACATTTGTAAATGTTGTGGTTCTACTCTTACTACCGCTAACTGTATCTTCAAGTTTGATATCAAATGCATATGGTGAGGCACATGCTTCATCAACGTTGGCATTTAAATCTGCTAAAGGTCTAGTTACATAAACAGTGGTATTAGGTTGAAAATAACTTTGGCCCGGTGGTGGTAGGAATTCAGAAGTTAATGTGCTGTTTGCAATATTAATATTTGGTGTTGTAGTTGTATTGCGCACATTTAAAACTATGCGGTCAAATGTAACACCTGCAGGGATATTCACCGGCACACTCATAAATGGCTGATTTGTATAATCAATGTTATAATTTGTGATAACATTAGCTACAGTATCTTCAATACCGGTGTAAGTATTGCTACTTGGATTAAAGAATACAGCATTAGCACGTGGATTGCGCACAACTGCAACGTTACCCAATGAAATGATAGCATCATTGTTATACATCCACCAGCTGGGAATATTTGATGGATCAATGTTTGCACTATCTGCTTCTGACGTCCATGTGTAGACATTAGCATTGTATTCTAGCAATGTTAGATCATTGAAGATCATGCTGTCAGTGGTTTCTGTTTCACGTGTTTGCATTACACGGAATAATTTTTCATTAAAACCATAAACAGAATTGGTTAATTTTACAACATCACCGCTGTCAATGCCCATTGTGGTAAAGTCACCTTTGGCACTAACCACAGTAGTATAACGGCCTTGACGTAGGTCAATGTTAGCCAAGTTGATAGCAACTTCTCTGTCATTGGTCAAATCAAAGCGTGTGTTTAATTTATTGTCTGGCTCATTGGTATTGCGTTGAGCACTGGGTATTGTTAGGAACACAGTATCAGTTTGATCTTTTTGCACAACACTAGGAAATTCAACTTCCATTTGGTTATACATGCTGAACAAATCTGTGCTGGTTACGCTGATTGGACCAACTAGGTTATCATCAGTGAGCACAAATGCATTTGCCAGTTCACCTGCGGTGGCAGCACGGTTTACAGTAACACCAAACTTACCTGACTTGTTGTTGTAGGTAAAGAATGCACCACCACTCATACAGATTTTGTTAACATTGGTTCTAATTGCATCAAATGTGCTTAGACCACCGTTAATCATTGTGTTGTTGGTTATAGCATAATTTGCCCAATCATCTAGGTCTGCGGTATCAATATTGTAAAGTGTGATAGTGTTACCTGATACACTAACAGGGAAGTTAACATTGCCCATGCCATAACGGTCATTGTTAAGATAATCAATTAACACTCTATCTGGTCTTGTTAAACTGCAACTGATATCAAATGTAAATGCACCTAAACCTACTAGATCATTTTCTGCATCATAGTCAATTTCAATGATAGCAAACACTAGGTCTGTCATTGCATTGCTGCTGGTCCAGTTTAGGAATTGACAGGTCTTGCCTGTGCCAGTGCCACCATATGCATTGGCAGCAAAGGTTGTTGGGAAAATTTGATAAGCACTACCACTGCCGCCTGCATAAACACGCACACGTATTTTATCTGTAATTA